TGGCCCCATGGGTCGTGGTCTGGGCGGTCCTCCTCTGCGGGGTGTGGGACGCCGAGGCGGGCATCGCCCTGGTTACGCACACCTCCGCGCAGTCCACTGGCGGCGCTGGCGCGGCCGTCACGACGAGCGCGATCGATACGACCGGGAGCACGCTGCTGGTGGTCTCGGTGTCCTGGTATTTCGAAGGTGGGGGCACCCTGGCCGTCAGCGACTCCAAGGGCAATACGTGGGTCCAAATCACCTCCGCGATCTACAACCCAGGCGCCGGCGGCCCACAAACCGTGTTGTTCTACGTCAAGAACCCCACGGTCGGGACCGGCCACACCTTTACGTGCGGGCTCGCGAACACGTACTGCGGCATTTTCGTGGCGGCGTTTAGCGGCACCGACACCGCGCAGAATGTCGATCAGGTCAATCAAGCCGGGAGTGGTCCAGGCACCAGCTCGACCTTCCAGCCCGGCAGCGTCACGCCCTCGCAAAACAACGAACTGATTGTCTCGGGTCTGCTGCAACCGAGCAATACCTCCCAAACGCTCTCCATCGACAGCGGGTTTTCCAAGACGGACGAGGCGCCGCTCGTCTCGGGCAATGCCTTTGGCGGGGCGCTCGCCTATTTTGTGCAGAGCACGGCGGCAGCGATCAATCCGACGTGGACCGCGAGCCCGGCATCGGGTCTTGCCGCGACGATTGCCACCTTCAAGGCTGCCAGTGGTGCCGCCGCTCCGATTCGACACCGTGCGACGACCAACTAGCTTCCGACCCCTCGCGCTGCTGGTGCTGGTGCTTGTGGTCTGCGCGTTCAGCGCCGCGCCGGTCGCCGCCACGGTGACGATTCACAACACGGCGAGCACGCTGGCGGGCACGCAAGCCGTGGTGCTGACCGACATTGTGGGCAATGCCGTGGACGCCCACGACGGCGACATGCTCCAAGTGGGCAGCACCTTTTATTTGTATGGCACTTCATACGGGTGCGGCTATCGCTGGCTGACCAGCTCCACCTTCTGCGGCTTCAAAGTCTATTCCAGCACCGATCTCGTGACGTGGACGGATCAGGGCTACATCTTCGATGCCTCTGGGGCGACCTGGCAGACCCGGTGCGTGCTGACGACGGGATGCTTCCGGCCGCACATGATCTACAACGCCGCCAATAACAACTACGTCCTGTGGATCAATAGCTACGACAGCGGCACCTCGGGCGGCAATCTGCGCGTCTTCACGTGTACGTCGCCGGTCGGAGGATGTACGGAGCAAGCTCTTCCCACGGTGGGAGCGGGTGCCTCCGGGGACTCGAACGGTGACTTTGGCCTGTTCGTGGACGATGACGGCACCGCATATATCATTGTCACGCGATTTACGGCCCCTGGCAGCGGCCACGCGATCTACGTGCAGCAATTGACTTCGACGTACCTGAATGCCACCGGCTCGCCCGTCGCCATCGGTGTCTCGGCCCCCTCCGAAGCTCCCGCACTCACCAAGCAGGGAAGCACCTACTTCGCGATCTATGGCCCGACCTGTCCGTTCTGCGGCGGGACGGCCACGATCTACAAGACGGCCACGTCGCCGCTCGGGTCGTGGTCGGCTGAGACTCAAATCAATGCCACCTCGTGCGGGGGCCAACCCGCCTTTACGCGAAAGCTCACCATTGCGGGCTCCCCCGTCTATCTCTTCGGATCGGACGTGTGGCAGCAGACGGGGGCGAGCGGCGGCATTGGGAACGTCAACCAGGGCACGGCGCGGTTCTTCTGGCAGGTGTTGACCGTCGGCAGCGGGGCGATCAGCAGCTTCGCCTGTGACGCGACGGTGGACATTGCGGGCCTCACCGCCGTACCGAACCCGAGCGATCCTCGCGTGGATCAAACCTCGGGGGCCAGTGGTTACGCCGTCGCGCTCGCCACGTCGATCTACAACCTCACCAATCCGCGCGTGCAGTCGTTTGTCGCGGGAGCGAACGAAGCCCTCGCGACGGTCACGCTGCTGTTGGCGCAGGGCGGTGTGCCATGCGCCGCTGGATCATGCACCCCGCCGGATCAGGGAGTGTCCATTGATCTGGTCACGATTGACGGCTCGGGGAAGCCGACCGCTGTGCTTCGCTCCGTGTCCATCCCCACGAGTCAGATTGCGTGGGCGCCGCGTCGGGTATGGGCCGACTTCGCTGGCTATCCGCTGACGAACGGGGCCACCTACGGGATTCGTGTCTCCAGCAGCTACACCGTGGGGGCCTATGCGCTGCTCTACAACGACAGCGCGGTCTATCCATCGGGAACGGAGTACGTCAGCAGCAACAGCGGCTCAAGCTACAGCGCCGAATCGGGCCGGTCCCTCAGCTTCGCCATCCTCCGGTTCGTGCGCGGCGTGACCGGCCCGACAACCGTGACTGGACCCGTGACGATCCAATGAGACCTATGCGCCTCTTTGGCCTCCTCCTCCTGCTCGTCGCGAGCCCGGCCTGGGCCACGGCCCCCAATCCCACGGCCGGTCACTGGGTGCAGGTGACGGGCCTGAGTCTGCCGTACTACACGGACGGGAGCGGGCACACGGTCGATCAGGTGAACGGCGCATCGGGCGTCAATGCGCTGCCCTATGCGACATACTCCTGCTGGACCTCCGGCCTAGTGGACAACAAGCGGGAGACCTATGTCGCCCTGAACACGGGCGGTCACTCCTGCACGATGGACAATTCCTCGTTCTGGGTGGACATCATGGGCAACCTCCCAGGCGGGGAGACGGCCGTGGCGTCCAACGGTGGTCCGCAAGCCTGGTCGCGGCTCAACAATCCCTCGGCCTACGGCGAACTCGTCCCGTCGAACGGGGCGTCATGGTACACCGATGGCAAGCCTGCCACGACGCACTCGTACAACTGCGTCCAGCACATGCTCGGGGACAATGGGGAGATTGATCGGTACTGGTTGACTGGCGGCAATCGAACCGACGGAAACACGTTTGTCGGCACGGGTGAGTACAACCCCGTCACAAAGTCCTGGGCGCAGACTGAGGCGTCGAGCCAGTGGGGCTCACGGTGCATGTCGATCTGGGACAGCGCTCGGCAGCGGATTGTCCTCTACAACGGCTTCCACCTCTACTCGTACACGCCCGCGTCCACGCCAGGAACTCCGACCAGCTACGTCCAAATGGACAACTGGCTCGACGGGGCCGGGTACGTCGGTGGGGATGGGGAACAGCACGCCGTCACCTACGACTCGAAGCGCGGCCGGATGTGGGTCCTGCTCGGCAACTTCTGCGGGAACCAACCCACGCTCCTCTACGTCCAGTTCAACAGTGACGGGACGGTTGCCCTCAACCCACCGGGGGACAGCCGGGGCAACTTCTGGGTGGACGTGTCCTCCTCCGTCACCTGGAGCAACTTCCCGAACGAAGACTGCAACGCCTCGGGGTCCGAGCATAACTTCTGGCGCGCCCCCGGATTCTTCTACGATAAGCTCCGCGACCGGCTCGTGTTCTACAAGAGCGTATCCAAATCGGGCGGTGGGACAACGGCCAACACGCTCTACTACATGGACCCCGCAACCCTCACGGTGACGAACGAGGCCATGACAGGCATGACGGCGCAGTCCCAGGGGAATGGGATCTGGGGCCGGATGCGGCACCTTGTGAAGGAGGATCTCTATGTCCTCCTCGCGGGCAACGGCATTGATGCCAACGCGGGCGTGTGGGCCTACCGGCCCTCTGCGCTCGGTCTACCCCCGCCGCGCCGCTGGATTCATCGGGCGCACCCTGGAATCGGAGCCGGATTCCTCTCGCAGGGTAAGCACGGGCGACTCGCCTACCGAGCAGCGGGCCATGGGATCAATGCGGGTCTTATTGGTGGGGGCGGGGACTACCACGATGGCAGTGGGGATGATACCGGAGCCTACGACACGCCCTTGACGTGGCTCTACGAGGTGCTGAGCAACACGCATACGAAGCTCGTAGACATGCGTGTGCCGACCTTTGCCACAGGTCCACAACCGGCTCGCGGCTGCACGGTGCCCATCATCATCGACTCGTTCCGAGACGTGATGTATCTCGGCAACCCATATCAGGACCCGCCCACCGGATTCAACTTTACAGGACACAGCACGGCCGGGTCGCCCGTGGTGACTGGGCTAGTCGATCTGGCGGGATGGGTCACGAGCGGGTTGTGGATACAGTCGGGTGGCAATGTGGCACAGGCGACAACCATTGTGAGCGTGGATAGCTCGACCCAGATCACGATGTCGGCCAATGCGAGCCAAACGGGCACGTTCCAATTTATGATCGCCCCGCCTCGTGGGGGATGGGCGATGCCCTTCGCTACCATGGCATGGCACGGGCCGGATACGGACTTTCCGCCGCCCGGTGGCGGATGGGGTGGCGACACCACAACCATCTACGAGCATGGAGTCTACGACCCGACGAGCGACGACATCATCGAGAATGGCACAACGGGCCTGATCCGCCGCTTTCATATCCCCACCAAGGTCTGGACGGAGTTCACACTGCCCAACGGTGGCTCGAACACAGGCCGGTCAGACATCGACATCGACGTGGCGAACCGGACGGTTTACCTGGTCGATCAGTACGCAGGAGCCGGTCCCACACTCATCAAGTACAACATTGACACGGGCACGGACACCCGCATCCTCCTCCCGTCTCAATGGACCAACCTGGGCGACCAGAGCATCGAGGCCCCCCTCAAGGTGGACACGGTCAACAAAGTCGTCCTGATCCCTGCGGGTACGCTGCACGCCACGCAGCAGATCACGGGGATGGCTATTTACCACACCGACACGGGCGTCATGGAATGGGACCCGGCGAACACCACGATTGACGGGGTGCCCATCGCCTTCTCAACCCTTGGGTTCGACCAGAATGCGGGCGTCTTTGTGGCCTTCGGGGATCGGGTCAACAGTAGCCCCGGCGAGATTTTCCTCTACCAGTACGGGGCCAACGGGGGATCGAGTGGACCGCCGCCCGGTAGTGGGGGCATATCCGTCTCAGGCGGGGTGCGGTTCACGAACGGGGTACAGTTGAAGGTCCAGTAAAGGAGGACACACAATGCCCTGGGATCAGGTGATGCACAAATGGAAGGAAGGGAAGTTGAAGTCTGGCGGGTCAGGGAAGAAGGTAACCAGCCAGAAGCAAGCTGAAGCCATCATGCTGTCCGAAAAGAGGGCCGCTGCCCATGGCAAGGAGGAATACAAGTCCAAGCGGCGAGGGAAGAAGTCAGGCTCAGGAGCAGACCACAGCCATCACGGAATCAGTATCGCGACGGGATACTAGCCAGCGGTTAGGGGTGTCAGTTGGCGCACGGTTAGCTCTGGGTGGTAACAAGGGCTGGCTGGGTAAGCGGATTACTCAGCTAGGTCAGGCACGGCCAGTGGTGGCAGGGTTCACGGTCAGTCGGCAAATGGGGGACCAGGATGCGCTCGGGACAAGGCTTACGGACCAGCAGATCGAGCAATCAGGGATGTTCCACGTCCCCGTCCAGACTGTCATCACAGTCCCAGCCATCGCCAATATCGTCATCGCAGCCGCCACGGGTACTGCCGCTGGGGGCGGTCCGGGTGGATCAGGTCCTGAGTCTGGCGGCGGAGGGGATGGAGGCAGTGGGGCGGGAGGAGGAGACGGTGGGGCAGGGGGTACTGAATAAGCTCATAGGTTGGCCAGGGACTCAGGCCATTATCTGCTGGAATGGCTGGATACCCACAGCCTGGGCGTACGGGTGGCGGCTAGGGAACCTGAGCTATGTGGAGCGGGTGTACATCAGGCCTCGGTATCGGCATAGGTTCAAGGAAATAATGAGGGAATTGAGCCTAAGGTGGCAGGAGAAGGCCATCAAACGTGGTATGCTCACCTCGGTCACCAAGATAGACAAGGATCACCCGGAGATACTGATAGCAGGACGCCGCTGGGGCGGATACGTACCCTACGCTGACGACGGGAGGTATATATGGTGTTATCTCAAGTGGCCCGCGTAGTTATCGGGATAGCGTTCGCCCTTCTTGCGTGGTGGCTGGATGGTGGAGCCTCAGGTGGGCTCATTTTCCTGGCCAAGGCCAAGGCCCCCTCGGTTCCTAAGCCCGTGACACCTCCTACGCCCACCGATGCCCAGGCCCAGGCTGCTGCGGCTGAGACTTCCCGCACTCAGGCAGTCAAGGCTGGAGCCTTCGGGGACGCCACCATTGCCACCAGCCCGCTCGGTGACAAGATGCCGGGGTCGCAGAATCTGAACTCACCCCAACTGAGGGCGCGACTTGGCTAATAACTTCGGTGTCACGGGTATTGATAATGTTGGCGCGGCTGTGGTGGATCACTGGGCCAAGCTGGAGGCCCAGGCTCGGCTCTGGTTCCCTGTCTGGCAGGAGCTAGCCAACTATATCCAGCCCCGTAAGGCCAATATCATCTTCGAGCGTCTACCGGGTCAAATTCAGACCCAGTACATGTTTGATAGCTCGGCCCCGCATGCCCTGGAGCTACTCGCGGCCAGCATGCAGGGCTCCATCACCCCAGGCTCGCAACGGTGGCTCAACCTCAGGATCAAGGGTGTGGACTACGGGGCCGATGTAGGGATCGAGGTATGGTTGGAGCAATGTGCTGACCGTATCTACGATGCCATCAGGAACAGTAACTTTAGCTCCGAGTCTCATGAGGTGTATCAGGACTTGGCGCTATTCGGCACTGCCCTCATGTACGAGGAGGAGAAGGAGCCCGAGGTTGATGGGAGCTTCGGCGGGCTAAGGTTTAGCACAATCCATCCCGGCTACTTCGCCATTGACGAAGACGCAGACGGGTACGTCAACATGGTCTTCCGCCGCTTCAAGATGAGCGCCCGAGCCATGGCGGCAGAGTTTGGTGAGTCCAAGATTAGCCAGGCTGTCCGTGGCCAGCTAGCCAAGGCTGGGACCGAGATGTACTGGATCATCCAGGCTGTATATCCCCGCAAGGACCCCTCAATGATCGCCGGTCCGGGGACGTATAAGTCCATGCCCTATGTCAGTTACTGGGCTGAGGAGGGGAGTAAGAATCTCCTGAGAGAGGGTGGGTACCGGGATTTCCCGTACATGTGTCCTAGATGGAGCAAGACGACGGGGGAAATATATGGTAGAGGACCGGGATACACCGCTCTCCCAGATGTCAAGACCCTCAACAAAGCTGTCGAACTCAAGCTCCGTGCCTGGGCCAAGGCCATCGACCCACCTATCAAGGTCCGTGACGAGGGAGTTGTGGGTGCCGTCCGTCTCACCCCGGCAGGGCTTACCCACGTCCGTGACATGGACGCGGTTCAGGTGCTGGACCTTGGAGGCCACTTCGACGTAGCGGACCTGGAGGAGGAGAAGATTCGGCAGGCTATAGCCCGTATCTTCTTCGCAGATCAACTCCAGATGCAGGAAGGTCCGCAGATGACGGCGTACGAGGTACAGGTCCGGTACGAGTTGATGCAGCGTATCCTAGGGCCGACCCTGGGCAGGCTCGAAGTTGAATTCCTGGACCGCTTGGTCCAGCGCACGTTCTGGATTCTGTACCGGAGGGGCGTGCTGCCTGAAATGCCTGCTAACCTGATCCAGAAGGTCAAGGAGCAGGGGGACGGGAAGTTCAAGCTTCAGATTCATTATGAGGGTCCTCTCGCCAAGGCTCAGCGGTTCCAGGAGTCCATCGCAGTGCAGCGGTTCTTCCAGATCACGCTGCCTGTCATGGAGGCACACCCGGAGGCGGCGGATATTGTCAACATTGACGAGGTGATGAAGCTGCATGCCTTGTCGGTAGGTATCCCGGCTCGGGTGATGAATACGCAGGCTCAGATTGAGAAGATTCGGCAGGCTCGTGCCGATGCACAGCAGCAGCAGGCCATGGCCCAGAATGCTGAATCCATGGGGAAGGCGGCTCCCATGGTGGCAGCACTGGCCCAGGCCAACAAGGCGGGGATCGCGGTGAGCCCGGTAGGCTCTCCTGCGGCCCAGGGTCCCATCGCGAATAAGGCGGCGTAATGGCAGATCAGAACCCCCAAACAATGGGAGAGCTAGCCCAGCTATACGGGCAGTGTTTCGACTCGTACGCGGGTCGAATCGTGCTGCGGGACCTGAAACTTCTCTACTATGACAAGGCGTTCTTCAGCCTGGACGGGGACAAGCCTGTAGACCTGTCCCGGCTTGGTGCGCTGGAGGGGCAGCGTCAGGTGGTCCTACGTATCCTGCACATGATGCACCTGGCTGAGGACCTGAAGGTGGGCGAGACGTTGAAGACTTCGGCTCAGCAGACCCATGCTGAGACGGATAGCAGTGAGCAGCCCGAACAGATTACCCTGAAAGGAGACGGCTAGATGACAACCGGCGCAGCGGCTCAGGCTGGGACAGCAGGGGGAGCCAATGGGGCTCAGGGAGGTGGTGAGGGCAAGCCTCCTGAGGGCCAAGGTACACCGCCACAGGATACAGGCTTCCGATGGACTTCTCTGGACCCTGCCCTAGGGACCGAGAAAACGCTGGAGAAGTTCAAGGGCAAGGACGAGCGGGAGGTACTAGGCCAGCTAGCTCGGGCCTATACCGGACTGGAGAAGCTCCAGGGCGGCATGATCCGCATTCCCAAGGAGGATGCCAAGCCTGAGGAGTGGGCCGAGTTCAACAAGAAGATCGGTGTCCCTGAGACGTATTCCTCGGCCAAGGAGCTACAGGTCGTCCCTGAGGGTATGGAATGGGATGACCAGATTGAGCAGAATTTCTCCAACTTCGCCAAGTCTATCGGGCTCACGGCGAAGCAGCACAAGGCGGTGCTGGAGCGGTACATTCAGACCACCCAGCAGCTTCAGGACCGCTCCGCCGAGTCCCATGCGGAGTCCGTCCGCGAGTCCATGGCCAAGCTGGAGCAGGCATGGGGCGCGAACCTCAAGCGCAACGTGGCCCTGGCAGTCAGGACCACGCAATCATTCGATGATGCGCAGGGGAGCTTCAAGGCTCTCCTGGAGACTGAGTTACCCGGAATTGGGAAGCTGGGCAATCATCCCGCGTACTTGGCCTGGGCTGCGAAGGTCGGTGCGTCTATGCTGGAGGCCAATTTCATCAACGGTGAGGATTTGACAACCTCCTCGGCTGACGCAGCGAAGGAGTTGGCCGATATCATGAAGAACCCGGATTACCTGTCCAAGGACAAGAATCCCGCCGAGCATGATCGCCTGGTGGCCCGCACGCATCAACTCAGGCAGATCATGGAGGGCGTGGTATAGGGAAGTACTTGACATGCTACCTATAGCGTGTGATTCTTACAACCGTCGGGCAACCTACTGGGTGGGTCCGACGGGCACGAACCCAGCGCAGATGGGGGCGGCACCCCTAGGCGGGTCCGGTAGGCCGGGTAACCCTCCGTCAGAAGTGATGGCGGTTGGTTCTATGCACCACGGAGGGTTCCCCAATGCCTGCAACTGGTGACGTGTACGGGTTCGTAGATACCGCATTCGTCAAGCAATTCAATAGCCTCGTCTACATGCTCCTTCAGCAGAAGGGGTCGAGGCTCCGCGAGACATTCACGGTAGACGGCCAGGTGGGTGAGGAGCAGTACTGGGAGCAGATTGCTCCTGTCAGTGCCCAGGAGATTACCACTCGGCACGGCGACTCCCCGCTTATCATGACGCAGCATGACAGGCGGCGCATCACGCTCCGCTTCTTCGATTGGGGCGACCTGATTGACGAAGTGGACAAGGTTCGCATGCTGATCGACCCCGAGAGCCCCTACACTCAGAACGCTGTGGCGGCTCTGGGGCGTGCCATTGACGACGTGATGCTGGGTGGCACCGCGACTCCCTCAGATAGCTCGGGGACCAGCGGTGGTAACCTCGCGACGTACACGGACGGGTCCAGCGGGGCCCTGTTCGGTACCGCGTACACGGGCAAGTCGGCTCAGAACAGCGTGGCGTTCCCGTCGAGCCAGGTGGTGGCGCTGAACTTCGGCGGCACCAACTGCGGCCTGACGGTGCCCAAGCTGATCGAGTCCAAGCGCATTCTGCTGAGCAACAACGTGGACTTCGATGTGGAGGAGGTCACCCTGGGCTGCACGTCCAAGGGCCTGGCCGACCTGCTGAACACGGTGCAGGTCACCTCCCAGGAGTTCAACGAAGTCAAGGCTCTGCACGAGGGCAAGGTGACGAAGTTCATGGGGTATAGCTTCAAGTTCACGGAGCGTATCCCGCAGTCCAGCACCAGCGCACAGCACTGGCGGTATCCGGTGTACTGCAAGAGCGGCGTCCGTCTCAGCATCGCCAAGGAGGCCAAGACGGAAATCGCCAAGCGCCCGGACAAGAGGTTCAGCATGTACATCTACGCCATGTGCGGCTTCGGTGGGTCGCGCATGGAGGAATGGAAGGTTACCCAGATTCAGGGACTGACGTAGCGTTCTCCTTGGGGAGCCCTGGGGTACTTTGATAACCCAGGGTCACCCCACAGGGCCAAGTGTGTTGGCACCTTGGGCCACCTGTGACAGGCACAGTAAGTACAGGAGGAATCGAACATGGCTTCATGGAATAGCAAGCAGTACGCGCAGACTTCTGCAAGTCCGGTCCAGCACATCGACCCTCGGGAGCACGGGCGAGTCAGGGCGGTTATCTTTACCTGGCCCCAGCCGGGGGATACCACAAGCACTCCTGCTGCTGCTGATACCATCAACCTGTGCTGGCTGCCGCCTGGGGCTCAGGTCGTTGGGGGCCGGGTCCACTTCGAGGCCAATGCGGGGTCGAGTACGCTGTCCATCGGCACCGTTGCCAGTCCTACCCTGTACCTGAACGCCCAGGCCATTTCCTCGGCTTCGGCTGCCGGGGGCGTGGCGCTGATCCCCGCAGGTGGTGGCACCATGGCGGCCCCTATCTTCGCGAATCAAGAGGGGAATACCCTGAACGTCAATGCGCTGAACACGGGTGCGGCCACGCTCATCATCGGCACGGTGGGCGGCGCTACGCTGACGGCGGGCAAGCGCATCGCGGGGATGTTTGAATACATCATGGACTAGGGGTGGGGTGGTATACTCCTCCTAGACACCTCGGGTGGGGGCTGGTACGCCAGCCCCCGCCCCCACGAAAGGGGCAGCCATGGCGGGTCAGTTTGAGTGGCAGTTTGTGGTGACAGCTATCGGGGCCAACTCGGCTACGCTGACTCCCCTACTGGGTGAGGGTCCGTCGAGTTCAGGCGTGGCTGGGACTGGGACGCTGGAGGTCTCACGGCCCGATATGGTGGGCGGCCTGTCCAGCATCGTGGTCAATTTCAGCGGGACGCCGGATAGCACTAAGTTCCGTCACGTCGGCCAGCGGGTCACGGTAGAGCTAGAGTTCGGCAACTAGCTCGGGAGCTTCTATGGCCACGAGCATTGTAGATATCTGCAACATGGCTCTGGCCAAGCTTGGAGCCAAGCCCATTATTAGTCTGACTGATGGGTCGGTCCAGGCTAGCTTGTGCAACACTATCGCTCAGCAGACCGTGGATGAAATGCTGTCGGAACACTTGTGGAATTGCGCCATGTTCCGGCAGACCCTGAACAAGATTACCTATACCAATCCGCTGCCTGATGATGTGCTCCAGTTTGCTTACCCACTACCCACGAACCCCTACTGTCTGAGGGTGGTGGACGTAGCACCCTATTACACTCCGTACACCATCGAGTCC